TTCAATTATATTGGAAATAAAATGGAAGACGAAGATGAATACGGTGACTTATACGAAGACGGAATAGATGAGCAAATCACAGAAGAAGATAGAAAAGATAGAGGCATTACAGTCGAAGACTGAAGAAGGCATTGTTTGTCATAGATGTAAAAAACCAGCTGTTGGGAGATATTCTCCGAATAAAGATACGTTGGGATTAGCATTTTGTGAGGAACATAGGACATTAATTGGAGCAGCATTTTACTGCTTAATGACCGACAATTTAAAAGACTTTAACGAGTTAATGGGAACGGATTTATAATAATAATTAATTTAACAATGGAAAAAGAACAACCAAATTACGAATCACAAATAATTGAAATTAAAAAGAATAAAACCAATTACGTACAAATAGAACTTCGTGAATATGAAGGGCATGAGTATGTAGATGTAAGAGAGTTTTATGATGATAAAGAGGGTAGAAGATTGCCAACAAAAAAGGGTATAACATTCTCACCAACGGTTTTAGAGCAAGTAATAGACGGGCTAACAATTCTTAAAGGACAAATAAGTGGGTGATCCTCTAGGATTTAGTGATTATATAGTTTTAATAGTAGGATTACTTTTAATAATGTACTTCATGTCATGAGAGAAGAATTTATGTTAGCACTAACAATAATTGTAATAACAGGGTTATCCTTACTAATATACTTTGCACCATGAGGGATTGGCTAAATAGTTTAGAGCTAATAGATAAAATAGGTTGGGCATTAATAATAATCCAACTAATTGCTATTGTAATAAATGAACTTTACTTTGCACAGTACTAGTTACTAGAGATGAAAAAAACAATAGGGCAAATATTTGAATACATTTGGATGTTTATACTATTGTATTTCTTATGGCCTAAAGGCGAGGTAAAAAATAGGGAAGAGGATTTAGCTAGATTATTCAAACCAAAAGACCAAATAGAGGTAAATAAATTTAATAAAGAAGCATACAATAAACCCAGCGAATATAACCATTACGAATAAGACTCAGCTTTGAAGTTTGCCGGTAGGATGTGTCCTGCCTAATCCGTATATACACACAACAATAAGGCGTCATATGAAGTTAATATGACTTTAATATTTATGGACGATGAATAAATTGAATAACATACTTAATAGAGTGGGTAAACAAATTAGGAGAATGATGTCATGTAATTGCTTTCACCTCACATGTACTAATGATGAGATTGATAAGGCAATTTGGAAGACAGAGAAGGATATGCTGGGATAACTAGGTAACCTACTGGGTAATATAGTACCCTCATCACGTTGATGCTTGCGATATACAACACGAAAAATTCCATAATTTACCATTGTACACTAACACGTTGATCCAATTGATTTAACGCTGTTATTCCATGGTTATATGTGACATTAATGTTAATGTGTTACATGAGGTTAACGGAGTACCCAATGTGATGTATAATAGGTAACCAAATATAACGGGGGTATATTGTTAATTATGCAACGTGGGTTAATTTATGTGCATCGCTATTCCAAATTTTTTTATAGAAAACAAATATATACTATGAACAACGTATTGTTCACCAGGTCCGTCGACGAGGCCTCGAAGTAAATGCGAGTAAGCGTGGTTACCCAGGAGGCCCTTCGTATATTTACGTCGTAAATTAATAATATGCTTTATATATATTTACACTTAATTAGTTATGGCGGGTTAATTGCTATACTACAATATTATATTTAAATGGATACAGGTTTTAAAATAGAGTTAATGAACCCGGCGGTTGGTTGTCTAGTTGGTTTCCAGTATTGGGAAGCTGATGAGGATAATTCATACAATACGCTCAAGATTCATCTATTGTGGTTGGCACTGCGTTGGGATTGGTAGTTTATCATATTTAATGTCGATATGAGTAAACTTAAACAATTATATGTCCAATTGAATGGGATCGAACAAGAAATCGCCGAATATATAGAAGAATGCGATAATGATAAGGTAGCCAGCGATGTCGCCGGAAAGGTGGCAAATTTATTAAGTAGCGCGCTATTTGAATTAAATTGCATAGTAGACGACGAGGGTGCCGGCCTTTACGAGCCCGGCGAACCTTTCGAAGATTTCCAAGAGGAGGAAGAAATTTAGCCCTTTTCGGCCTTTGGCGGCCGCTGCCGGCCAAGCGCGGGATAATGGCGGACGCTCCCACGGGATCCGCGGTCCATCGACGGGCGCGCATATATTGGAAAAGGTTGACCGATTCATAGATCTCTAACAGGATCCGACATCGATTAGTATATACAAATATATTATGAATGAAAGAATGGAGTAAATTAACGTGGATTTGTGGTTGTGGAGCATTAAATGCGGGTTGGTTAAATAAATGTGGTAAATGTGAAAAACAAAGATATGAAAATAGAAAAAGAAATGAGTTATGATAACGCGGTTTGTATAGGTAAGGCCCAAGGGCTATTATCCTCTCAGGAACAAGCCATTGACCTAGTTAAACAAGATATTAGTGATGAGATAGCTTTCATTAATTCTAAATCTACACTTAGAAAGTTAGATATGATCCAAGAAGCCCTAATAGAGGCGCAACAATCATTAGAGCAAGTAGTATTATGAAAAAATTAGTTCTATTATTACTATTTACCCCACTTTTATTATTTTCTCAAACCCCGATTAGATACTATGAGGGTGGAGGTGTAGTTGGTGATATTGTTGGTGCTATTATTTTTATTGTTATCTTCTCTTATTTTTTCTTCTATTATAAACACGAAGAATGATGAAAAAATTAGAAAAACAAGTGCTTACTCGTAGAGAGTGGTACGATGCTCTCCGTGTTCCCCCTCCCTATCGTTCTAAAAAGACGTATAATCGTAAGAGTTATAAAGTAGGAGATGATATGAATGGTTTTTCTCACTGATATCATTGTTATCTTCTTTTGTACCCTTTTCCCCTTTGCCCCTTTTTATATCAGTCTCATAGATCTTCAAACTCTCTTCTGAAAAAAATCAGTGTGTCGACAAACGTATATATTTATCTACATGCCGCAAAAAATTAAACCTAGTACCAAAGTTTACGAACGCGATGCTCGTAACAAAATCACCAATAAATGGAAGTGGCAACATCATACTCCATCGGGTACTAAAACAGAAGAACTTATAAAACTTCATAACGATCCTAAATTCAAAAAGAAGAAGGAAATGATTAAAAAAGAGTTGGAAAAACGTGGAGTCACTGTATAAGAATGTTATATTTATGTTATAAAAAGTAAAATTAAATGAAAAACCAAAACAACGGTAACGAACAATTGAACTCTATCCGAAATGATTATAATGAGAGAGTAGCAGCTAAAAGAAATTTAGGCAATACTCCGAGAGTCTATTGGAATGACAAGAGAAGGTTCCGAACAATTTAAATAATATTCGAAAATAATGCGCAATTTGCGCAAAAATGCGCGATTTCTGCAAAGTAATGCGCAGGAGATTTGGCTTCCCCGGAGGCCTTTCGTATATTCACGGTATAATATTAAATAAAAAAGGTTATGATCAAATATTCAGAATTACAAGAATTAAATTTAGAGGAATTAACGCAATTGAAAGGTCAAGTAAATGCTTTAATTCAGGGTAAACAAGTAATTGCTTTAGGTAAAATTAAAATTGGAGATAAAGTAAGAATTAATCACAGAAAATGTAGAGGTTTAGAATATACTGTTGAGAAAATCAATAGAAAAACTTATATATTAAAAGACTTAATTGATGGTTATAAAGTTAAGGCATCATTGGGTTTAATTGAAACTATTTAAATAAAGGTTATATGAAAATAAACGATCAAGTAAAATTTAAAGATAAATATGGTAATACCACAGAAGGTATTATCATTGATACAAATTACCAATGTGATTATGATGAAAGATTAAATGGTAGTGTTAAACTTAAAGTTTGGCATGATAGTTTTGGATTAGGTTGGGTAAACACATTAATAAGTAAATCCCAAATATTAAACTAATGGTAAAATTAGAAAAATTTGTAGATAAAATGAGATCTACAAGCAGTGGTACGGAAAAAATTCAAATAATAAAAGAATCCGGTCCCCTTGTCCACAAAGTATTAGAATATACTTACAACCCCTTTAAACAATTTTATGTTACAAGTAAAACGTGTATTAAAAATTCACATTTAAAAGAAAAGCATAATTTAGATTTATTTGAAGTATTAGATAAGATAAATAATAGAGAAGTTACTGGTCATGATGCTATTAAATTAGTTAATGGACTTGAAGATGAATCTATTTATAAAATTATTGATAAAAATTTAGATATTAGAGCTGGAGATAGATTGATAAATAAAGCAATACCAGGTTTAATACCTACATTTTCAGTTGCATTAGCAAAAGAATATAAAGGTGAATGTGATTGGAATGATAATTGGTATGCTTCAAGAAAATTAGATGGAGTTAGATGTTTAGCCGTTACAGATGAGAATGGTAAATGTACACTTTATTCTAGAATGGGTAAAGAATTAACTACATTAAATAAAATTAAAGAATCAGTTGAAGCAACAGGTATTATTAATTATGATTTTGATGGTGAAAATTGTCTAATGGATGAAAATGGAGATGAAAATTTTCAAGGAGTAATGAAAGAAAATAGACGTAAAGATCAC